GACGGGACTGGACGAAACCCGATCGATGGTTCTGTTCCGAACTTGTCGCCGCGGCCTTTCTTCTTCACGACTGGCCGATTATCAGGACTTCACACTTGAACCGAGTCAGCCCGCAAGACCTTCTCTTCTCACCATTTTTCCGCCCATTTGCACCGGCATGCTGACGAAATTCGAGGACGAATACCCACAGGCAGCGGAGTTTTTGATGTCAATCTATGTTGAACCTCCGCAATACGTAGACGCGAAAGGCGGACTGCATTGGCTGCCATACAGTCTTTTTTGTTCGCACTCTGGCGAGTGCTATCGCGACCAACGAATAATGGGAAATTTACATCGATATGCTGACCGAAATTAGACTCCAAGGAATTTTAGGGAAACGCTTTGGAAGGAAGTGGCACCTCAACGTGCGCAGCCCAGTCCACGCCGTGCACGCGATCGACACGCTGCGGCCAGGGTTCCGTGCGGCGATCATGGAACTGGGCGAGTGCGATTTCTGGGTCAAAGTAGGCGGCAAGACCGTTGGCGAACGGCTAGTAGATTCTCCGAGCGCCGGCAAAACGATCTCAATCTCGCCTGTCATCCGCGGTGCCGGCGGAAACACTCTTGGAGTCGTCGAACTCGTCGCCGGTATTGTTCTGATTGGCGTCGGCATCTATTTTGGTGGCCCGATTGGAGGTCAGTTAGCGCTGCTCGGAGTCGCTGCCGTCCTCGGCGGTGTCGCTTCGTTCTTAGCGCCGGCACCTGCCTCGACGGTGAGCGTTGATCATCCGAGTTACATTTTCAACGGGGTTGTCAATTCTGTCCAACAGGGCGACCCCGTGCCGATCTGTTACGGCTATTTTATTTGCGGAAGCCAGGTCGTATCGGCGTCGATTGAGACAGCAGATTATACCATTGGCTCAACTACAACGAAAGGCAGCGGCAGTGGCGGCGGCTCAAATCAAGGACCGGGCGTCCCTGCACTTCCAATCTCAACTTCTCCTGGAGGACAATGATCAGCATCCGAGGAGCTGGCGGGTTAAAGAGCGGGGCGAGCGGCGCGTCGGCTGTCGAAGATCCAGATACGCTACTCTCGCGCCAGCGCGCATTCATTAAGGAAGTGATTTGTGAAGGCCCGATTGTTGGCTTGCAGCCGATGGACAGACCGATGCGCGGCGTGTTCTTAAACGGAACGCCGATCGAGAATGTCGGTGGCCGGGTGCTCACCGATGTGACGCTAGTTTACAACTCGAAAACTCTTGTCTCAGCGAGCGGTAACTTCACAACCGCAGACATCGGCAAGGTCGTGACCGGCGAAGGCATCCCGCAGCTCCCACAAAATCAATACTCGACCTTGATCGCGAGCATCGATAGTCCGACCCAAGTCCAGTTGAACAACTTCGCGACCGTAGCCGGGACGAATGTCCTAGTCTCAATCGCCGGCGCGCTCAACTTCACCAACTTCGACTTCTACCTGCTTAATGGGACGCAAGACCAAGGTTACATTCCAGGGTTCAACGCGAGTGAGGCTGTTATTTCAGTCGGCTTGAAATTATTGCAGGCAACGCCGTGGGTACAAACAATCTCCAATGCGACGCTGGACGCTCTGACAGTGACGATTCGGTTCCCTCGGTTCGAGTCGCAGGACATCACGAACGGGAACATCCACGGAACGACACTCAACCTCACAATCGAGTTGCAATCAAATGGCGGCGGGTTCGTGCAAAAGATTAACGACACGATTACCGGAAAGGCGAGTAGTCCGTATTTGCGGGAGTACAAGATCGACCTGGCCGGGCTCCCGGCGCCGTGGGACATCCGCGTGACTCGGGTCACACCCGACACCACAACGCAAGCGCTCCAGAACGACACCTATGTCGACACCTACTCGACCATTATCTACGGCAAACTTCGGCACCCGAATTCCGCGCACATCGGCCTCTCGATCGACGCCGAGCAGTTCGGCAGTATCCCGACGCGCGCCTACCAAATTAAAGGTCTAATCGTCCAGGTTCCAACCAACTACGATCCGGTTGCGCGGACTTACGCCACGACTGGAGCTGGGACAACCAACGGGACGTGGGACGGAACGTTCAAACTGGCGTGGACGAACAACCCGGCGTGGTGCTGGTACGATTTAGCGACCAACGCGCGTTATGGTCTCGGAAATTATCTCGACCCAACTTCGGTCGACTCCTACGCGCTTTATACAACCGCGCAGTTTTGTGACGTGTTCGTTCCGACTGGTGTCTCGGCGCGCGTCCTCAGTGTTTCGGGTCTGACGTTGAGCGCTGTCATCACCGCGAACACGCTGACGCGGTCAAGCGGCTCTTTCATCACGGACGGCTGGCTCGTGGGTGATGAGATAAATATCACCGGATTCGTCAACGCGGCCAACAACGGGCGCGCGGTCATTCTGAATGTCTCGGCTGGAACGTTAACGCTCGATCAAAAGACGCTAGTGGCCGAATCAGCCGTCGCCGGAATAACTCTCGCAATCGAAGCACCGACCGAACCGCGCTTCACCTGCAATATGTATCTCCAAGCGCAAGAGGACGCCATGAAGGTACTAACAGACATGGCGAGCAACTTCCGCGCGTTCCTTTATTACGCGCAAGGGGTGTTGACGCCGTCACAAGACAAACCCGGTGTCGCCTCTTCCTACGCTTTGTTCTCGCCGTCCAACATCGTTGACGGTCGGTTCACTTACTCTGGAACTGGAAACCGATCGCGGCACACCGTCGCGCAGGTTTCATGGAATGATCTGACGAACCAGGGGAAGCTGACGCCGGAATACGTCGAGGACTCGGCAGCGGTGAACCTCTACGGGGTCAACGCGCTCGTCGTGACAGCCTTCGGGTGCACAAGTCGCAGCCAAGCACGCCGGTTCGGCCTGTGGGCGCTGGCGGCGGAGCGGTTATTGACCGAGACCGTGATGTTCGAGACCGGCGCGGAAGGTTTCCAGGTTAAGCCTGGCTCGATTATCCAGATTCAAGATCCATTCAAAGCAGGACTAACTTTGAGCGGCCGTATGGTTTCAGCGACTTCGACCCTGGTCACGCTCGACCGGCCGGTTGTTTTGGGAGCTGGGCGAACTTACTGGATCAGCTTTTTCAATCCAGCGGACGGAACGACGTTGACGATTCCTGTCCTTAACGCAGCCGGGACGACCAGCACGATCACGATCGCGGCTCTCGCCAACTACAACTCAGGCACGACCTACAATCTCGGCGATCAGATTACTTATCTCGGCCTCAACTACCAGTCGCTTATTGCATCGAACTTGAACCACACGCCGTTGACGAGTCCGACGCAGTGGGAGGCGTGCTCGCCCGCGGCCGGCACGATCTGGCAGATGGCGAGCGACATTCTTTCGCCTGCGCTCTTCCGATGCATCGACATGAAGCCGAAGGACAACGCGACCTGCGTGATCTCAGCGCTCGAGTACGACGCCAACATGTATACGGACCTGGAGAACTTCTCGCTCGACGCTGCAGTCACGAGCGCGCTTCCGATTGCTGGGGTTGTGCAACCACCGGGCGAGATTGCGGTTTTTGAAGTGCCGTCGGTAACGCCCGATGGCGTGCAACGCAGCCTGAATGTGAGTTGGGCAGCAAGCCCGGACGCTTATTTGCGCTATTACAAGGTCGATTACCGATTCCAAAACGGGAACTGGGTCAACGCCGGGAACCCGCTGACCAACGATATCGTGATTCCGATGGTGGGAACTGGGCAGTACGATTTGCGGGTTTACGCGATCAACCAAGTCGGCGGGATTAGCAGCCCGAGCGTCGATACCATTTATGTGAGTTCCGGCAATCCTTTTACTTCGATGAAGGTGACGGGTTTAGAGCTGAGCGGGCAGGGCAACGGACTGGTCTTCACCGGGGCAGACGCGCAATTCGATTTCCGCATCAACTCGGGCAACACTTATGTCGACATCGGGAAAGACATCGCGGGCATGTCCGGGGTTGCCTTCGACAACTATTTCGCAGCGTGGGAATGCACGGTGTGGAACGGGACACAATTGATATGGCGTGAACTCGTGACGCAACCGCACTTCGTTTTTACGCAAGCCAAGAACGCCGAGGGCGTTAACCAGGTCGCGGGCTATCCAGCGGTAAAGTTGCCACCGCTCCGATCATTCAGGGTTGAGGTGCGCGTGATGGACACATTCAATAACCTAAGCCCACAGGAAGCGCTGCCGGTCAGCAACCCGTCGCCCTTAGCTCTGACCAACATCGTGATCAAACCCGGAACAACGAGCGTCAATCTGCAATGCGATCGACCGATAGACGCTGACTTCAAGGGAATCCGGTGGTGGCGTTCGACTGATCCAGCTTTCACGATCGATGATACAACGGTTCCGGTTTATGACGGGCCGGACACCAAGGTAAATATCCCGCAGGATCAAGCATCGACTTACTATTATCGGGGCGCGGCCTATGACGCCTTCGGAACGATCGTGGCGCAGCTCAATATCTCAGGGAACATCACAGCCACGACTGGGACACTGACTCCAACACTGCCAGCGCCGGCGATCGACCCGGCCTCGAAAACATTCGACACGACCTTCAACGTTACGCTGACAATCGACTCAACGCAGACCGCGCGCTACACGCTGGACGGGACGGATGTCACGGTGAATTCTTTACAGTGGCCCGGTTCGGTGGGTGCTTATACAACGCTCGCCATTACCGGCAGTTGCACGTTGAAAGTGCGTGGCTATTTGGCCGATGGCGTTACGCCAACTAAACAAGCGTCTGCGACTTATATGCTAGTCGCTTCGGGCGGCGGAGGGACACCGACCTGTGGCAGCGTCCACGTCGGTTGGAGCGGAACCCCTAACATCGGAGTCTCTCGGACCGCGACTCTCACTTGCACGACCACCGGCGCGGTGATTCACATCAGCAAGAATGGCGGGACTTACACGACCTATTCGTCTGCGGTCACGATGGCGAGCGGCGACTACGCCGACGCCTACGCTACCGCGACAGGGTTTACCCAGGGGCCCGACACCAGTTTCGATAATATTAATAACCTGATATGATAACAAAAGTGAAAAGCCGTTTTCGGTATAACAGATTTTGCGGAATGAAATTGACCGGACTTCGCGCGTGGATGATAGAAGCCAATGCTCGTTATGATGTGAAAGAGGGGACTGCCTAAATCCAGATCCAGACCGGAACGGTAACGATTGTAGCAGGCACGAACAATGTCGTCTCGACGGCTGGAGTAGATTGGAGTCTCGTCACCACTGATTCATGGTTCACATTAATCGGTAGCACAATCGTTTATCAGGTGGCGAGCACGACTTCGCCGGGGAGTAGCGTAAGCGGATTTTGGGAGTTGACTGTTGTCGGCGTCGTTACCGACGCGAGCGGTTCGCTTCTCACTTACACGATCCAGAAAGATTTCACGGCTGTTCTCGGGCTACCGATATTCACTCCTGGTGACGTGCAAACCGCGCAAATCTTGGCGCGAGCATTTGCTATTTTGGACACCATACTTGCGCCCAGCGTGGCGGGCACGGCCGGGATTCGATCGGCGACAGTCGCGACTGTCCAAGCAACAACTTCTACAACGTTCGTTGATCTCGGCACGCCGGGCCCAAGCGTGACAGTGTTAGTTCCGGGAACATCCGTGTTGTGTTTATTGCATGCGGATGCAGGCGCCAGCGCAGCATCACAGTATGCGACCTTAGGGATTTTGATTTCTGGAGCTACAACGGTGGAGGCTACTGTAAATATTGCGGTTAATGATCTTCCTGCTAGCGGCTACCTCCCGATCTGTCGGATATTTTTGATTACTGGCCTCAACCCCGGAACGAACACATTTAAGCTTCAATATTCAAGCGGGGTTGGCGGGTCTATCAATTTTTCCAGACGGGACATCACAATTATCCCGCTCGACCCCGCGCCCAACGGAGCGCCAATCGCGTCTAGTCCAGCGGCCGGAATCGCGCTGACTAACGGCCAGACTAGTTACTCGACAGCCGCGATACCAGCGCAGCCCGGCCCGCCTTACGCATTTCGCGTTGTCGCTACAATCGAGAATTTGACCGACTTCGCTCCGACTGTGATTAACCCCATCGTGACGGCTAAAACAGCGA